CAGCAGTTGTTGCCTCCCCTTCTGTTGCATCAGCTTCTTTGGCTTCGCCTTCTGTTGCATCAGCTTCTTTGGCTTCACCTTCTTCTGCATCAACATCTTCAACTTCACCATCATAAATCGGGTTGATATGAACCTCAATTTTCTTATTCACGTATTTGGCAACCCAACTTTCCGCAGCTTCCTGAGAAGGGTGGATCAACCCATCAAATGTTTGATAGCACTTTTTGAGTTGTGGATGCTGTTGAAAATAATGTCTGATGTAAGGGTGTAATATATTTTCCATAAAAATTTTTTAGGCTTTGCGAATGGTTAAAAAAACATCTTCATGATTGGCAAGTGCTGCATAGGCTTCGGAAACAATATCATCCACCTGTATTTTGCTCTTGCTTCCCAGTCCTGGGCCATCAAGGGTAGTTACCGGTGCAATACAGCCCCTCAACTCTTTTATGGCATTATTGGCCGGGTGGATCAGGATAGCTTCCCGGTTGGGTACATTCTGTACCTCAAGACAATTACCTAGGTGATCACTGATATGCTTTTCAAGGCTATAACGACCTTCGGGGATACAACTCACTGAAGATTCATTGTTATTCCAGGGCAATTCAATAGAGTGGCACTTCTGAACACCATTGACAAACAGATCACCATTGGTTCCATCAGGGTAATATTTTCTTTCAATCAAAATTTCCATAAACGCTATTTAAAGAGGCCAAAAACAACCTTTAATAAACCATTAGATGGCATATAAAAAGCCGAGGTTATCTTCAACCCGAAATACACAACATTGAATACAATCAACCACCATACCCATTTAGGTATATGAGGCGTAGGTACCGGAACGGTAATGATTTGCTTATCCTGTGTTTTGAGAGATCGGTAGAGATATTCAGTCAATTGCCATTCCAGCCATTGAATGCGTCTTTTCAAACTGTCCTCTCTGCATATTACCTGAATACGGCCACCTGCTATTTTTACTGAAGCCTGCAATTGTCCGGATTTACTATACCAGCTGGTATCCAAAGTCCATGAAGGCATATTGGCAATAAGGGATATACTACCAAAAGCACTATCAGCAGGATCAGTGATCACTGTATCCTTTAGGGTCGCTCCCCTTTCAATCCAGGTACTATCCCAAATCAGGGATTGATTGGATGAGGTAGGGGCTACCCTATGAGAACAGGCAGCAAAAACCAGCGTAATAGATAATATGAACAGGAGTTGCTTCATTAAGCGTTCTTTTTACCAAACAGGGATTGTAATACTGAAAAGATTACCTGGTACACTGCGTTCTGCTTAATGGTAGTGGAACTACCCAGAACTTCAGAGATCAGGAATAACACGGTTCCTATCGTTGAAATAATAGGCCATTTTCCTTCCAGGTAAGTCAATAAGGTTTCAGCGAAAGAGGTAGCACCACCGCTTAAAACAGCATTGGTAGAATCGCTTGCATACATGTACATTGGCATAGCCAGTACAATCAAAGCAGCTAAAAACAGTAAGGGAAATAACTTTTTCATACAATTTATTTTTTGGTTTTTCTTGATTTCCATTTCAACCAGATATTAAGCAGGTTGAAGAGAATGGTTGTTGCCGCAGCACCTATCGTGAACCATGTTAGTATCTCTGACTCATTTGCACTTCTCAAAACATTGAGAATAACAGTTGCTGTACACATTCCGATACTATGGGTAGCTGTATTATTCAGTTCCACTCCAACGATTATTTTTTTAAAAGATTTTTTTTCAAAGAAAGCCCCCGGATTAAACCGGGTAGCTTTTTAGGATAACAACAGCAACTTTTTATTCGTCAGTTCTTCGTAATAGCGTCATATAAAGCGTACTCACTGAGGTACCTGTCGTTTTAAAATTTCCTCGATAGGAGTTGAACTGGGTTCCTGTAAAGAAGAACATCTTTACATTTTGCGCCTGATCTACCAGTGTCAGTGAATCAATTGTGTACCAGCCAATACCATCATCGGTACCTTGCAGATATACCGTACCAGCCAGGGTACCGCTAGTTTTATTAACGGTAAACTGTGCACTTTTAACCCTGCTCTGAACAGTGTTAAAATTGATATACGAGGTAACAGTAGAAGATACATTGGTATTGGTAGACTGATTGGTAAGTCTGATCTGTGCATGTGATGCACAAAAAGTACCGAGAGCGAGGGCGATGAATAATAATTTTTTCACGATATATTTTTTTGAGTTAAAAGATGCCCCACCCAAAAAGGGTGGGGGCTTACGGCTTGATCTAGCCTGTCTTTGGGGTTTTTTTATGGCTGAATGATAGACTCTACAACTGCATATACACCAGCTGTCCTACGGATACGGCCTCCCATCCTCAGTTCGAAGCTCATGATATCACCATAGTATTCAGCCCGGTTAGGGTTATCAAACATGGTAACACCACCGAATGCACGTTCAACAGTTGAATCCTGATAGAAAAGAGAAGCAGCGCAATCTCCTGTCTGATCATCGGTAGCAAAAGTTGCACCATACTCATCTACTGGTACATATACTCCACCGTTCAAACGGTAGCGTAATACGCTAGAACGCATCATTACTTCGATACCTAAGTACATGCCGATTACGCCTCTTTTCATATCAGCAGCAGCATTGTAGCCTGTTCTTTCTGCATCAGATAAACTGTCAAGGAATTGCTGATGGTGGTAAGCAGTCAAAAGAGCGATACGACCATTCGGGTCAATATCTGCGGCATCCATAGCAAGTTTGGCTTGGCCAAATACTGCTTTGGTGAATCCGGCTCTGTTATTGGTAGCATTGGGAAGGGTTGCTGCTAATGGATTTCCTACAGTAGGAATTACATTGGCTGCTGCTGGTGCCCAGTTATAGAGCAATGAATTCATTGCCACCTGAATAAGCTGCCTTTGATCTTCACCAGCCACACTCTGTCTTTTATCATAGCTCAATTCGTATTTGTCGATATTGGCTATCCTTCTTGGCGTTGTCTGGAAAGTATCAATGGCATAAGTCACATCCACATCCCCTCTGCTTACTGCAACCTGCGGGAATACGGTCTGATTCTTATTTACAGTACTCGGTGCCCCGGCAAAAGGAATATGCACAATCTTACCCTGGGTAACATACTGATCGGCATTAAATGCTCGCTTAGCGAAATCATTATTTTTAAAGAGATTACCTACGATATCTCTTTCCCATATCTCTACTTGAATAGCCATATAAGCCATTCCTTTAGGTACAAACAAGGAGGTCGATACCAAAATGACAAATAATACAATCGGGCTAACGGCAAACAAATTGCTTAGCAACATGGCCATAGCAGCGATAAAAAGGAGGTTGGTTACTTTTTTGAGGTTTTTCATTTTATTAATAGGGGTCTTTTGAATAAATGGTGTGCTGTTGTTATCACCGTAAATTCAATTCGTCCGGGTATTAACCTTTATAGTCAGTGCCGAATTGGGCTTTAAACTTTGCTTTAAAGGATTCAGGGGCTTTAGCTTTCAACTCTTCCAGTTTGCCTCCTTTGTCCAGGTCATCATAACTCATAGCCACTAAACTGGCCAACTCCTTATCTTCTTCGTTGATTTTTTCGGTAATGCTTTGGTACACTGGCATTGCAGCGATTAAGGCTTTCAGACCTGCTGCATTGTCCTTATACGCTACTTTTAGCTGATTACCCACTTCCACCGTAACTTTCTTATCGGTAACAGCTTGGGAGATCAGGTTTTCAATGGTAGTGGTACCCTGTTCAGCAATCAATAAATTCAGTGCTTTTTTAGCAGCTTCTTCGCTTACTTTCAAATCCTGAATTTGCTGGTTCAGTCCAGGTACTTTAGCAGCCTCTGCAACCAGGTCTTTAATTTTCGCATCTACCGCTGGTGCGTCCGTATCTGCTTTAAGATTCAATACTCCAAGTTGCTCGGGTGTTAAGAATATTTGTTTCATAAGGGGTAATTTTTGTGAAGCGATTAGTTCAGCTAATTGTAAAGGATTATTATGTGCATCGAATAACTCTGTCAAAGCGTTATAATTACCTGGTACATCTACCAGACTACATTCCCGGTTAAACCATTTGCTTACTGTCGGGCCTTCCTGACCTTCCAAATAATCCTCTGGTTTATCAGAAACTTCCAGTACAACGAAGTGACCAAAAGAAGCGGCATTCAAAAAGCCACTTTCAATTTCATCAACAGTGCGTTGCCCCCTGGGGTGTCCGAGATTAATACAAGGCTTGCCGTAAACTTTGTCCCCGTCTACCCGTAGATTATCCCATTTTACCAATACCCCTTTTTCTCTGGGATATTCAGTTGTTGTCCCATGCATGTAATAGCCGATGGGATTTTTACGGAATTCATCTAATAAATAGCCGGAAGTAAGCAGGCGATACTTATAAGAATTTAAAGAGCTATCCGAAAGCAAAAATTCCTTTTCAATCTTTTTGAACGTATCAGCCATCTTTGCTTTTGGTGTTTGAAGTGTAAAAATGCAATGCCCTGAAACCTTTGCCAAATCAGCATTTCATGAGATATAACTAATTGCATAACGATACCATCCTTTTTGCGGTATCATACTTTTAGCCAATTACTATAAAGGCCATTTAAACACAACTTTGCCATGTCATGGCAATACAAAAACAAGCGATATCAGACAAGCAATACCTTGCTAAAATCCTTTACACCCGTGAACAGCTGGACGGTAAAGTGGTGGCTAAAAAAGTAGGCGTAACCGAAAAGACAATCAGCAATTGGGTAAATACTTTCGGGTGGAAAAATCTACGCAAACAACTTTTGATCGGTAAACAGGAGATCATGAGTAACCTGTATGAACAATTACAGGAACTAAACACAGCCATCCAAAATAAGGCAGTAGGTCAGCGATATGGAGATTCCAAACAAGCTGATATACAGATAAAACTTACATCCGCTATTCGTAATCTGGAAACAGATTTAGCCATCGCAGATATCGTTGAAAGCGGTCAACGATTTATCAAGCATGTTCAATTGGTTGGCACATTTGAACAGGTAATGGAGATAGCCGATTTATGGAACTCATTTATTCAGGCAAGCATTAAAAAATGAGTACCACTAAACTCATATTATCCAATAAATCCGATAAACAGGCTTTACAGGAATGGGAAGACTTTTTACAAAGTATTCGTAATAGTACTCCTATTGATCATTCTGAAACTGTAGATGCCAAAAAGAAAAGAATTAAAAAACTGGAAGCCGATTTTGAAGAATGGGCTATTTATTAC